TGCAAACGTTACGCCGTCGCACGTTACCGTAAACGTCGGCGAAATCTGTTCCGATACGACGATCGAAGGACAAGTAAGCATATTTCCGTGTTGTATCGTGATCGTTCCGGATCCGGAAATCGTTTCCGCGCCTGTCTGCGTAATAACGCCCGTTTCAAAGTTGAACGGATCCCATAACCACGGTTCCGCCGAACTGTTAACGTCGTACTTGTACGGATCCGCCGTCGGGATCTCTAGCGTAAACTTTCCCAAATCGCGCGTTCTGTCAAAATTCCGAATATAAACACGTCCGCGCCAAAAGTAGCCGCGGTCGTTATCCAGAATAAGGCGACAGATCCGCCCGTCTATATTGTTTCGTAAGGATGATATGACGCCGTCCCAAGATAAGCGCGGTTCAATGCCGCCAAGCTCAAACGACAAGCTGCGCTTCTTATAAACACGCCTTCCGCTTATCGCTTCGGAAGCGTCTATAAGTCCTGTTCGCCCCGGTACTTTTATATAAGTCGTTTCCATTTCCGGATTGCCTATATAATTATTATTCCCGATCGCGTAGCCCCAATCGTTCAACGTGTGATACGTCTTGTTATTTTCTTCGACCGTGATTTTAATTCCATACGCCAAAGCGTTCATCTTTTGCCGCCCCTTATCGCAATTGTTCCAAGCGCTGCGTTCATATCCGGCGCGATAGATCCGACAAGCGCTCCGCTATCCATAACGATCGTATTACCAGAAGCCAGATACGGAAGATATGTCGCTAAAAGTCCGATAATATCCGTACTGCCCCCGGCGCCGTCTAACGGTGTTACGGTCGCCGCGCCGTTTGCCACGGTTAGTATTTCCGGGCCTTGTTCGCCGACTAATGCGGAACCGCTGGAAATGGTGCCGCCTTCCGCGAACTGCTCTTTGACGCCTTTATACATTCCGTATATCGTCGGAATTTCGCCGATACTTGTTCCGGCTAGCTGGTTAACCGCTTCTGTTATCCAGTTAATTTTAGTGATGAAGCTATCAACCGTTGACGTAAAGTAAAAGACGATAGCGTCCATAATTCCTTCAAATACCGACTTTACGCCTTCCCACAAAGTAGACCAGTCCTTCGTAAAACCGCCCTGGAATAACTGAAAAGCGCCCGTTATAAGACTAAACGTCGTAGAAAAGCGATCCGTTAACCAGTCCGCTATACCTTCGGTCGACGTCTTTATCGTTTCGCAGAAATGATCCCAGATCCCCGACGTTATGTCGCTAAAATCTGAAATATTAAAGCCTAAACTATTAAGGCAAGAAACAATAGCGGCCGTAGCTTCTTCATACATAGCCGTTAAATTATTCCAGTCGTCGACTATATGCGTTTTAAATTCTTCGTCGTTATTCCAAAGATCGACAAGCGCAACGCCAACGGCGCCGATAGATCCAACGACGCCAGCCGTTTCGATTACTGATAACGCGCCGGTAAAGCCGCCAAGTCCGCCTGTTACGCTTGCGACTATACCCGAAAGACTAGAGAACGCCATTAAAAGCGGCGACAATGCGGAAGTAACCGCCAAAACGCCGCCAACGATTAAAGCCATTTCCGGCGATATGTTCTGTAATGCGCTACATATCTTGTCTATTGCTTCTTGAATAGCCGGTAAATAAGGTTCGATCGCTTCGATTAACTTTATCCCTAGTTCAGTTAAAGCCGGTAAAATTTCAGCTTTTGCCCGTTGTAAAGCGTCGTCAAGTTCGGTCGCGCGTTCTAGTTCTTCTTCCGGAATAATAACGCCCAGGTCTTCCGCTTCTTTACCAAGCGCACGAAGTGCCGCCCCGCCGTCGTCGATAATTCCGGCTAGTTCATCCGCGGACTTCCCGAATAATTCCATAGCGACAATGTCGCGTTCTGTTTCGTTCGGGATCTTCGATAACGCTAAAACCGTATCGTAAAATATGTCGGTCATTCCGCGATACTGGCCGTTCCAAGTCTTAACCGATACGCCTAGTTTATCGAAGGTCTTTTTATTACTTTCTAATCCCTTTTTAAGCTTCTTTAAGCTTCCGACAATAGTTGACGTGTCAACGTCGATCAGTTCAGACGCATATTGCATTTTTTGCAATTCGTCCGTAGCTATGCCGGTCTGTTTAGAAAGTGTCGTTAGTTCGTCGGCGTCCTTCGCCGCCTTTACTGCCAGCGTACCAAGTCCGGCAAGCGCACCCGCCGCCGCCATAGACAAACCGCGTGTTTTATTCGCAAGATCGCCAAACTTCGAAGATAAACCGCTAGCCGTAGCCGATATTTTCGCTGTGGTAGCGTTAAAACCAGCCGCCGCCGATTCTGCTTCTTTAAGTTCGCGCTGTGTAACGACTATTTCACGTTGTAAAGCGTCGTACTGTTCTTGTCCTTTGCCGGTCTTTTCAAGTTCTGCGGAAACTTGCTTCTGTGCTTCTTTTAAGGCGTCCAGCTTGTCCTTTGTCTGTTCGACGTTTTGACTTAATAAGCGCTGCTTCTGCGCTAATAATTCCGTATTTTTAGGATCCAGTTTTAAAAGGCGTTCAACGTCTTTAAGCTGCTTCTGCGTCGACTTAATTTCTGTGTTAACGCCCTTTAGCGCCTTCGATAATCCGGAAGTGTCCGCGCCTAGTTCGATTGTAATTCCACGAATTTTAGTTCCGGCCATTTATTACCCCTTTAGTTCGCCCCGGAAGAATGACGCCATACTTCCAGCCGGTGCCTTTTTGTCGTACTTTTCGTGATCGTTTGTTCGTTCAACGACCATATCGTAAACCATGCCGACCGTCATTTCGTCCAGATCCGCCGACGTTAAGTTCAATTCAGCGCAGCGCAACATAAAAATAGCGCCGTTCGGTTCACGGTCTATCGGCATTATTTTTTTTTAGGCGTTGACGTTTGTTTTGTGTTTAACGCCCATAATTCGAATATCTGCGGCAGAATTTCATAAATGGAAAACATACCAAAAGTGTCTAGCCATTCATCCGCCGACTTTTCGATCGTTTCCGGTTCTGCCTGGCGTGCCATAATGTAAGTCGTGTCTTCGAAGATCTGAAGATCGATTAGATCCAGCGCTTCCGCGTCCCCTTCTTTGATCTGCTTAAATTTCTTTTGTAGCCTGTTCATATCCGCGATCATATCACGTCCGACAAGCGCCCTATAAAGGCGCGGCGTGCGGGCCGTAGCGCGGAATTTGACGTCCCGTCCGTCAATAGTGATAATCTTATCCATATTTTATTAGATCCTTTTCCTTATGTTTTCGACTAGCTTGTCTTCGCAATCATCCGCGACCGGTGCAATATGCGGGAACGCTTGCGTACGTCCGCCGCCTACTTTCGCGTGTCCTTTTTCCAATAAATGCGTTAGCCGATACTTCGTTTTGTTGTGAATAGTTGCCTTTATATGGTATCTTTGATCCGTCTTCGTCTGGAAGATCCCCCAGCCTTTGTTATAGTCCGCCCACGAACTATATTTACCCGCCGGCGATCCTTCGGATCCGACAGGACGCGCGGCCCGAAGTTCTTTCACGGCGTCTTGTGCCGTATCCATAACCCCAGCCGCGCAAGCCTTATCAGTAACGCCTTCGAAGTCCTTTAGCGACTTTTCTATTTCTTTTGCTAAATTGTCGATAGTCGTTTTAGTAGTAGCCATAGCCTTTTACGGTGCAAAGTATACGTTAGAGTGCCAGCCGTTCTTTACGCTATCCGGCGTAGTTGCGCTTGTCATAGCCATGACGTCGCCGTTCTTCAGCGCTACCGCGGAAACGGTTAACGTCTGTGTTACCGGTGTCTTGCTATCTTCGATCGTAGCAAGTTCTTTAGTCGGTCTTGTAGCAGTACAGTTATACAGAACGAACTTCGTTCCGGTCTGGTCGCCGTCTTCTTCAAACGTCATAGCAAACGCTTTAGGCTCTTTTGTAGCGTCTTCCGTAATAACGCCGTTTGTGTCCTTCGAATATCCGTAAATATTCGTATAAACGTCATCCGGAATAAGTGCGACTACAAGGTCGCCTTCGTAGCCGTTATTAGCCGTAGACTGGAAATAAACCATATTATCGGCATAAAACTTGTTAAGATCCCCCTGCGCGCCAAGTGATAAACTAACGGCGCCCGGAACGTCGATTACGGTTCCATACGTCGGAACGCTGGAAACGTAAGACGCGATCGGGAACAAATGAACGTTCTTAATACCGAATTTTACCTTATCGCCCATGTTTAAACCCCTTTCAAAGTGTCAAAGTGTAAATTATTTCGTAGCAGTTTTCGTCTTCTAAATAGACTTCGGACTTTTCCCACACAAGCCCGTTATCGTTTAAAGCCGTTTCAAGTGCCGCTTCGGTCGTTTCGGACTTTGTAGCCGTGTATAATTCCACGTCTTCGTTTTGAATTACCGCGTAAACCTTGTTATCGGCGTAAAAATTGTTAGTTACGGTATCCAGATAACAAACGAACGGCAGCGCCGGCGCTTCGCCGACCGGGAACGCCCGATACGCTACTTTGTTTTGGAAGGTCGAAATTTCGCTAATTACTGTACGAAGTTTTGATAATGTCATCATTTATTCGTTCCCCTTCCGCTGCGTGACGTATAATTCGATCCGCCCGTCGTCCCGCCAGTATGTCCGATAGACAGTATAGACGACGTTGTCGTAGCGTAATTCTTCTTCGTTAGAATATTCGTTTTTCCAGATTGTAATACGGAAGTCTGGTTTAAAACCTTGCTGCCCCGCCTGGTAAAACTCATTCATTCCGACGGATGATACATAACCGAATACGCTTGTTTCCTTCGTCGTTCTGATAAACTGTCCGATCCCGTCTTGCGTATATTCACTTTTTAACAAAACGATTTTCGCCGTTTGATTCATAGAAAACTACCAAGTCGTATAAACGGTATTCATGCCTAGTTGTGCCTTCTGTTCGTCGTACGAACGTTTAAAAGCGTCCGAACGATTAAGCGCGCCGTGTTCAAGTTCGAAATGATACCCACAATACGAACAAATCGCCCGAATGATAAGCTGGTCGGTCGGTTCCGGTGTAACGACGGTCGCGTTATCTACGCCGGCGATCCCAAGATCCAGGACGGCCCCGTCGATTAAGTCCGAAAGTTCGTCGTCGAAATCATCCGACGAAACCAGAAGCGCGTTTTTTACTTTTTCCAACATTGTCAAAGTGTCCGGCATAACTATTTACCCCGTTTTGTTACTTTTGCCGCTGCCTTCTTAACCGTTGTAGTGGCTTTTGGTGCTTTTAC